CAAATTCACGCGCCAGTAAAATGGAACAAGCTTATGTGCCACCGGTTGATCCGGAGTATGCTCCCGTCGAAGTGGACCCGATCGTCACCGCCCCCAAAATCCGTTTTGGGGAGTTCGAGGATGATGACGGTGACCTGCCGACGGTTGAAGCCCCGAAGCACCAACCGAAAACTAAAGCGAAGCGTGACCCCGCTCGGCATTCCGGGGGGCAGGCTGATAAGCCAGTGGTTGATCCCAAAGAGGGCACCCAAAACAGCCAGGCTAAAAGCGAAGTGCCTGCGATTAAAATCGCTAACGTGCCGGAACGAGGTGGTTCTCCGGCGCCGGAACCGGATAAGTTTAAGCAAGAGGTCCTCGATTTCCTGGGGGGAACTCGTGTCTGGGCTTACGCATTTCCCGGTGAAGATCGAGGTGATTTGGTTCACTCTTGCGACATTGGTGGTGTTTACACTTTACCCTTTTCGCTCGGAGCTGATCCAGATTGCGATCATCTTCCAATGGGTTGTGATTGCGTTGGTCCTGAACACCCCGCATTACTTTATGGTTCGGTTCACGCACTGAGTGTGCAAGAGTTGCGAGACCTGTTGGATTTGCACCCCGACTTGTACGTTGCGGCTTGGAAGTTTGGCGCGGATGGTTCTATCTGTGGGCAGTACAAGGATGTTTCGTACTACCTCAGCCCTACCACCACGCAGCCGGCTGTCCATTTGCGCCGCAAGTACGCGAGTATGACTTACGAAGGGGATTTTTATCCCCATACGTGGTTGTTTAGTGGGCATATTGATGTGCCCACGCTCGTCGGGGGGCCGTTACAACTTCGGGCAAAGTACATCATGTCGACCGTAGATGGGCTGACGTTGTTTAAGATCTCAAGAGGAGTGGGGCTTTCCTGTCCCACCGAGGTCAAAACGACGTCGTGGCAGTCCGCTATCTCCGGGGCTGATGACTTCCTCGATGTTACAATCCCTAAAGGAAATGACTCTTATGCTGGAGCACTGCAGTTTGGAGCGATGCGAGTTGCGCGACTTCACAACTTCTTTGGCATTCTTGTCGCTTGGGAC